AGGAAAGCATGGCAATAAGCGAACGGTTGGGAATGCCCGTGGATTATGCGCGCATGACCAGCGCCCAGGCGGAAATGTTCATCAATAGTTTCAACAACAAACAATAGAAAGGATAGTGGAATGGCAGGCGAAACCATTATCACGATTGTAGGGAATCTGACCGCCGATCCGGAGATTCGTACCACTGGCAGCGGCGCATCCGTTGCCAGCTTCACGATTGCCTCCACCCCGCGCACCTGGAACCGCAGTACGAACCAGTTCGAAGACGGTCAGGCTTTGTTCATGCGCTGCTCCGCTTGGCGTGACCTCGCCACTCATTGCGCGCAGAGCCTTGCGAAGGGCATGCGTGTGATAGCGCAGGGCAGGCTTACGCAACGTTCCTACGAGGCGAAGGATGGCACGCAGCGCACGGTCGTGGAATTGCAGGTGGACGAGATCGGCCCTTCATTGCGTATGGCTACCGCGCAGGTGCAGCGGGTGCAGGGCAATAATGCGGGCTATGCGCAGCAGCAGGGTGGCAATGGTGGTTTCGGCCAGCCGCCAGTACAGCAGCAGCCATACCAGCCGCAGCAGCAGCCGCAGGGAGCCGACCCGTGGGGTGCGTCGGCTGGTACGCCGGACAGTTTCGGCAGCTTCGGCAACAACGGGCCGGAACCAGCGTTCTGATGGTGCCATTGGCAGGATACGATCCGCCAGCATGGTGCGAACGGCATGAGTGCTCTTACTACGGGCGCTCATGCCCGGAATGCGAAACGGAAACGGAAGACTATTACGCGGACATGGGCGACGCCAATGTCTGGGATTTGGAGTGACATTGTTCGATCTGGACGTTTACGGGGAACCGGTCGCGAAAGGCCGTCCAAGATTCTTCGGCAGGCACGCCGTCACACCGGAACGCACGCGCACGCAGGAAGAACTGATCGCGGGCGAATTCCTACGACACTACCCACAGGCGCGACCGTTGGAAGGCGAAGTCATGATGACAATCGTCTTCTACAAGAGCCGCCATGGCAAACCCGACTTGGACAATCTGGAAAAACTCGTCAAGGACGCGTTGAACGGACTCGCCTACACGGACGACCAGCAGATCAAACTCACCCTGTGCGCGATGCTCGAACCCGACCGCATGGCATTGGGCAAACGGGCGTTCGGACTGGTGAAACGACGGCAGGGAATGCCATTGACATACGGCGGCATCGAATACGAGCCACACACGGGAATCCACATCGAACCATTGGACGGAACCATCCACGACGGCATACGCCATGCCACGGAAAGCATGAAAGGACTGTTGCATGACGCGGGCAACGAT